CAAGAGAACGGCACTCGACATCGTCCCCGAAAACCTTCTCACCATGGACCTCCTCAACATGGGTCCCTTCATGTCCGCAGTGGTGGGCGGGGTCGAGGACGCAGTCACCTACAACAAGAAGGGCCTGGAGTTGATGGCCCTCGCTTCCTTGATGCCGGTCTTCGTCCGCAACGCAGCCCGCGCCTACACCATGCAAGACGTGGGCTTCATCACCCCCGGCAAGATTGAGCCGACCCTCCCGGCACGCGATCTGCAAGAAGGCCGCGACATCCTGGCCGTGGGTATCGGCTTCACTCCCACGAAGGTGGCCCGCGCCCGCGAAGCCAAGCAGGAGATGAAAGACCTAGGGACCAAGATGGATTCTCTCCGGCGCAGTTACACCGACTCCATCGCCTACGAGATGGCTTCCTTCTACCAAACCAAAGATCCATCCCACCGGGCAGAAGCCATACGCCTCCGTAAGGAAGCCATGGAGTTTGACCAGGGCAAGCCGCTGGTGGATCGCATCATCCAGGATGCCGACGCCTTCAACACCAACGTCGAAACCAAGGTCAAGCAGATCCTGTATCCGCAGCGACCCGAAGCCGTGCCGAAGGTTGTTCGCGGCCCCTACGCAGAAAGACTCCAAAACTAGTTGCCGGTTTGGGGCATTCCCCCTACACTGCGGGCATGCTCCACATCTTCATTGGATACGACGCCAGGGAAGACATGGCCTACGAGGTAGCCGCGCATAGCGCCAAGCGGCACTGTAGCGTCCCCTGCGTCATCACCCCCCTCAATCTGGCGTACCTGACTCCGGGGAAATACTGGCGTAAGCATCGCCTCGAAGGCAACCAGATGATCGATGAGATCGACGGGAAGCCCTTCTCCACGCAGTTTTCCTTCTCCCGCTTTCTGGTTCCTCACATCGCCGCCGCCAACAACCTCACCGACCTTGTGGTGTTTGTTGATTGCGACTTCCTGTTTCTTCACGACATCCAGAAGATGATCGAGTTCGTGGATCCGGATGTCGCGGTCTCCGTTGTGAAGCACAAGTACCATCCCCAAAACGCCATCAAGATGGATGGGGTCGCGCAGACGCAGTACCATCGTAAGCTGTGGTCCTCCTTGATGGTCTTCAATCCCACGCATGAGGACTGCCGGAAGCTGACCCCTGAATTGGTCAACTCCGCAAAAGGCTCGTACCTTCACGGGTTTGACTGGACTGAGTCCATCGGGGAAATCGATGAGACTTGGAACTGGCTTCCATACCACAGCCCCACGACCCGCTACAGTTACGAGGAACCCAAAGCCATCCACTTCACTGAGGGTGGACCCTGGTTCCCTAACCACCAAAACGTCCCCTATGCCGAGAAGTGGAAAGACGAAGCTCGTCTCGTCAAGCACGCATCCTTCAACTGGAATCATATTGTGGATTTCTCCAAATGAAAATCGTTACGTCTTGGGGACCCAAGGGTTGGGACCTGTACGGCAAGCGCTTCCTTGAGTCCACCAAGCTGTGGGATCCCGAGATCTCCTTGACGATTTACGTCGATGGGATGGACCCTGCCGAGGTCACATCCCCGCGACCAGCCACCATCAAGAAGCTGGAAGACACGGAAGGCTTCACCGAGTTCCGCACCCAACATGCGGACAAGAAGGGAGAAACCCCCGAGGGCTACAACTACCGGCTGGACGCCTACAAGTTTTCAGCCAAGGTCTTTGCCCTGCATGACGCCGCTAAGGACGAAGACCCCTTCATCTGGCTGGATGCCGACACCGTCACGCATGCTCCCCTCACCATCGACTGGCTGCGGGGAATATGCAAGCCCAGCATCACCCACCTGGGTCGTAAAGGAATCAACTACAGTGAAACGGGCTTCCTCTACTTTGAGGGGGTCCCGGCGCGCACCCTCATCGTGGACCTCTTCGACATCTACATGTCGGGAGAAATCTTCAACTATGCGGAGTGGACCGATGCCTTCGCATTCGAACGGCTCCTGACAATCCACAAGATGCACGGTCTTGAAGCGCACAATCTGGTTGATCCGGAATACGTCGGACTCGACGCCTTCGGTCATAGTCCCCTTCAGCAGGTATTCACCCACCTCAAGGGGAACCTTAAGAACAAGCCTACAAGTCTGAAGACCAGGTATGACCAACTGTCGGCCCTTGTCCAGCACTACCTCCCCAAGACCATCCTTGAGACGGGGACTTGGAACGGGGACCGCGCCATTCAAATGGCCAGTATCGCCTTCACTAAGTGGGATCACGTAGTCTATCATGGTTACGACCTCTTTGAGGAAGCTACGGCAGAAACGGACGCCAAGGAACACAACATCAAGAAGCACTTCAGCATCGAGGAGGTTGCCGCCAAGCTGGAGGAATTTGCCTCCGCTATGAAGGCGCGCAACAAGATCTTCGAATTCTTCCTCGTCAAGGGCGACACCAAGGAAACCCTGCAGGAAATCCCCGGCGTCGATTTTGCCTGGCTCGATGGCGGCCACTCCCTCGACACCATCGCACACGACTACGACGCATGCAAACGAATTCCGGTGATGGTCTTCGATGACTACTACGTGGCTGACGCTGCGGGCAAGATCCCCGCGCCGGAATTCCAGGGTGTCGCCGCCACCTTCCAGAAGATCACACGCCCCAAAAAGATCTACATCAGCAAGGATCCCGTCGCAGGGGGCGGCATCGTGCAGATCGCAGCGGTGGGTGACAACCTTCCGGACCTGCCCCCGGCTGGGGCGGGCATGGCCCCCATCAAGGTCACTGCCCAGGACTGCATGCCCAAGGAACACATCATCAACAACGTCAAGGAAAACTTGACACTTGTCAAGCGGTGGATCCGCAAGGGGCGACCCCACGACCGCAAGCTGGTTGTGGTCTCCGCCGGTCCCGACATCCACAAGCGCAAGGACAAGATCATCAAGATGTGGAAGCAGGGCGCGGACATCTGCTGCGTCAAGCACTCCCTCCCCACCCTGGTCTCCTGGGGCGTTGTCCCCGAATACCTAGTGTTGCTGGATCCCCGCAGCGTCGAGGGCACCAGCACCCACGGCATCCGGCGCACCACTCTCTTCGAAGAGATCCCGCCCGAGACCAAGGTGTTGGTGGCCTCGATGTCGGATCCCAGCGTCACCCGCTTTATCAAGACCAAGACTCACAACGTGTGGGGTTGGCACGCCTTGACCCAGGCGCTGCTGAAGTCTGAGGTTTTCCCGGAGGGATCCCTCCTCATCAACGGGGGAACATGCGCCGCGTGGCGCAGCGTCAGCATCGGCAACTCCCTGGGCTACTCGGAGTTCCACCTCTTCGGGTTCGACTTCTGCTACCCTGAAAGCCAGATCGACAAGGCAGCCAAGGATGAGCATGGCCGCCCCAAGTACATGGAGATCACGGTCGGCAACACCGGCAAGAAGTTCTGGAGTACCGGCGAGTTGATCGCTGCGTCGCAAGATGCCCAGCACTTCTTCTCCAACGTCAAGGCGATGGGCATGCGGATCTACTGCTACGGGGAAGGCATCGGCCCCACCATGTGGAAGATTCTCCTAGGCCAGCAAAATCAGGACATGCCCACGCTGCAGGAAATCTTCAAATGAACATTTTGATACTACCTGATAGCCATAGTAAACCCGGCGTATCCCTTCGACGCTTCCACTGGCTGGCCCGCTACCTCATCGACACCGAGCCGGATGTCCTCCTCTGCCTGGGGGACCTGGCGGATATGCCCTCCCTCAGCAGCTACGATGGCAGCATCCTCACGGGCACCAGCCGCAAGAAAGCCTCCTTCAACAACCGCAACATCCAGTCCGATCTCGCCGCCGCCAACCACGCCATTACCTTCCTCAACGAGTTTCGCGGCAAGAAGATCTTCTTGATGGGGAACCACGAAGAGAGGATCAACCGCGCCCTCTCCAACGTCCCCGAGTTGCAGGGCACCCTCGGCCTACACAACCTACACTTGCATTCGTGGGAGGTAGTGCCCTTCCTGGAAGACTTCAGCATCGGGGGCATCGCCGCATCCCACTACTTCGTCACGGGGGTGATGGGCAAGTCGATTGGGGGCGACTACCCCGCTGCCAATCTGCTGCGCCGCCAATACCAATCGGCGGTGATGGGCCACAGCCACGTCTGGGATATCGCGATACGCAAGGGATCTCGAAAACTTTTCGGGCTGGTGGCCGGTTGCTATCTTGACCCAACCCAAAAAGAAGAGTATGCTGGACCTGCCCAGGGTATGTGGACTTCAGGGGTAACCCTTCTGCGCGACGTGCGCCAGGGCTTCCCGCACGGTGGGTGGGAATTCATCCCCGTCACGACACTGGAGAAAGCCTATGGCAAAGACCCCCGCATGGCAAAGAGCCGAAGGTAAGGATCCCAAGGGCGGCCTCAACGCCAAGGGCCGCGCCTCCTACAACAAGGCCAACCCCGGCAAGCCT